AGCTCTCAGCGCTCCGGTCGTAGTGTTCAATGTCTGTGCCAGTCATTTCAATGTTCACGGTTGGGGCCGCCTCTTCCAGCGATGCCTCCCCAGCCAGGATGATCCTGCCGTCATATACGATGAGTGCAGCGCCTTCCAGCAGCGCAAGACGCGCGAGGAATGCTACATCGGTCTCTCTTTTCTGCAGGGCGTATCCGTAGTATTGATCGTCCAGGCCAATGAGCTCAAAACTCATGCCGGACCGAGTGGCAACTTCCAGTCCGATCTGTGTCAGGTATACGCGCTCCCATGCTTTCGTTCGCTCAATCCGCATCGTGGTTGGTATGGACCGTGCGTATAGGGTAGTAGTGGAGCCCGTGATGATCATGTCGTACAGATACATGGTACCGCTGTCGCACCCATCTCTGATATAGCGTATACTGTCATCAATCTGCGGTTTCCATATGCTCCAATCGTCATCCTCACCAAAGGATAATTCCAGCGTGTCAGCCTGCTTCGACCCGACATATAGGTCGAGAGTGGCAGATGTCAGCGTGACATCGCTGATAATGTCAGCGCCGTTATAGTAGAGTTTGTCTGCCATCTGATCACCTCCTCCACGGTGGGACAGTTTCGGGCATGTCTGCATCATCGAGGATCGGGATCAAGAGATCGATTCCGCCCTCAAAGATGATGACATCCGCGTAATCCGGGTTGGCCTCGATCAGATAGGTTGCCATTTTTTCTTCGTTGTAGTAGTGGAGGGCGAGCAGATCGAAGCTGTCGCCCTCCTTGGTCGTGTAATTATAATATTTAGCCATACGCAGTCTGTTCCTTCCTCCGGATCCACGCTTCCAGCCAGTCGAAGAAGTCTTGCCCGGCCTCGCGTAGCTGTGCCATGATGTCAGAATCGCTCTCGGTCGTATTGATGACCGGATTGTAGCTCATCCCGGAAAAGTCATATATTACTGTAGTCCCTTCGGATGCAAGATCGGCGAGGGAGAAGTCATCCAATGCCAGCAGATCTCCAGCAAGAGCGCTTGCGCTCATGCTGGAGCTGTCGGTGTACAGTCCGAGCATTTCGCCCGCCTGTGCCCAATATCCGATATTGGCGGCCCGGTACGCGTTGTCAAAGCTGATGACCGCTTCGGTTCCAGCTTCACCGGCTATGCTCATGCCGTCAGTGAATCCTCCGGATGCCATGTAGGGGATCTGTGGGAAGTCGAGAGAGAAGCTCTTGCCGCCAACCACTGGTACCCAATCGGGAATAGTGAACCCTATCCCGTTTATCGAAGAGATCACGCCGTTGACCATACCGATGATGGTATTGATCGGACCTTTGACCACCCCAACTGCCGCCTCAAATGCAGCGGCAAAAACAGAAGCGATCGTGCTCACGATTGATATTACGCCCTGGATCCCCGACGTGAGAAGTTGGATTGCTCCACACAGTATGCCGGATATAAATTGAGCCAGTACCGATATAACCGGCATGATCCCACTTATTATAGCCATCGCTGGCGGAAGTATTGCATTAATCAGAACCGAAATCGTGTCTAGTATAGGTGTCAATGCTTGCAGGATGAAAGTTAATATTGGTCCGATTACCGAAAGCAACTGCATCACCAACGGCAGCCAGGTCCCAACAATCTGCATGATCGGAGGCATCAAGGTTTCCATCAATTGAATAATGACAGGCAAAACGTTATTGATAATTGGCATAATGATCGATGTAATGCTTTCGATTCTATCAATTAGCGCTCCGGCAACTATATTAGCCGCTTCTTCCAGTATTGGGGAGATGTCTTCAAGCAGTTGCTGCAGTACAGGCATGATTTCATCTACAAGCTGACCTATAGCATCCAGCACCGGCTCCACCACAGCAAGAATCGCCGTAATGACAGGTATCAGAGCCTCCAATACATTCTGAACGATTGGCATGAGCGAGCTAATCAGCGTAGTGACTATCGGGACAATCATGTCGATGATATCAACCAGAAGCGGGAGAATCTCTCCTATAAGCGTCTGGATAGTCGGCATTATTGCGATTAGCACAGATGCAAGCATGGGAATCAAACTTGTTGTGATATCTGTAATCAGTGGAATGATCTGCGAGGCCAGTGTGCCAGCCATTCCCGTTACGGGCTCCACGACGCCCGAAACAACCGGCGCAAGCTGTGATGCCAGCGCACCGGCCATGTCAACGAGTGGATCTATGATGTCCGATGCAAGCGGTGCGATCTGTGGGAGCAGGTCATCCACGATCGGGCTGAGTCCATCCCCGACAGCGTCAAATACCGGGAGCAGCTCATCGATTGCGTCCGTCAATAGAGGAACTGCTTTCTGTGCGACCTTTGTAATGATCGGCAGTAGCCGTTCGCCGAAAGAAATCTTGGCATTCTGCCCTAAGTTCTGCAGCACCTCAATCTGATGCTCATAGGTACCGGTGGTCTTTTCATATGCCTCGCCGACCACGTCTTCCTCTGTGGCCATTGCTGCGAGGTCATTCTTAAACGTCTTACCGTCGCTGGACGCGATAGAAAGAGCCGCCTTGCCTGCCTCGATAGATGAAAACATGTCCACCATTGACAGGCCGGACTGATCCGCAGAATCCTCCAGCATGCCAAGCACGTCCGACAGGTCCGCCCCGGAGTCCATCATCTCCGAAAACGACATTCCGGCGTACTTTGTCCCTTTTGCTGCCTTCGAGAGGTTCGTTGCGGCAGTCGTGCCACTCTTCCCCAGCTCGGCGATCAGGCTGTTGAGCTGTGTGGTTGCGGTGGCCGTCGTAGTACCTTGCGCTGTCATTACGGCCAGTGATGCCCCGACCTGATCAAATGAGACGCCGAAAGACGCCGCCGTCGGTGTTACCTGCGACAGCGAAGCACCCAGCTCACCTACGGTGGTGATACCTTTGTTCTGCGTCTGGATCAGGATCTTTTGGATTTCGTCAGCCTTATCCGCCTCCATGCCGTATGCATTGAGGGTCTTTGCGGTGGCGGAGAGGGCAGTGTCGACATCGGTGAATCCGGCGGAGGCAAGCTTTGCCGCTTTTTCCGCGAATTCGACCGCGTCATCCTGGTCAATTCCGGCGGAAATTGCGCTATAAACCGAATTGGCCATATCCTCGGCAGCGATTCCGGTATTGTTGGATGCCTTGATGATGCTGTCAGATATAGCCTGGATCTCCTTGTCTGTTCCCTGCATCAGTGTCGACGCACCGGCAAAGGCTGTCTCGTATGATGAGGCTGCCTCGACGGCCTCTTTGCCGAAATTAATAAGCGCTTTGGTGGCTTTTGCTGTTGCCAGAGTGACACCGCCGGTGAGAGCTGCGGCTTTCAGGTTAACCTTATCCAGTTTTTTTACAACGCCATCAACGCTCTTTCCAAGAGTCGGGCTTAGTGTACCGGCAATCTCGACGATGGCCTGCAAGGTCTTATGCTTGGCCAATCCCATCACCTCCTAATTCCTAGTGATGTCTGCGCTTGCCGCGCCTTATAGTCGGTGCGTTGAAGTTGCTTTGCCGCCGTTTTCTCTCGGCCGCGAGATCCTCCGCAGCCTCTGCGTAGTCCACTAAAAAATCAGTGAGCCGCTTGTGCTCGATGTCCTTTATGCTGGTATGGTAGACTCTGGCAAAGTCTCGAATTGCACGTCGGAGTCTTCGCCCGGTGAGTCTTCCGACGTCATGATAAAATTTCGCCCAACGTACATCACCTCAATGGTGTCATGCCCTTTAATGCGTGCCACATCCTCAAAGGTGTAGCTCGGATTGACCGCCACAATGGCAGCCAGCCCCAGGTAGAGATGGAGAGAGTAGTCCAGCTCCATCGCTCCGGAGCGGTTCGCTGACGCGTTGCTTGCGTTCTGTTTCTTGCTCTCTGCCTGCGCAAAGAGTTCTGCTGTGATTTCATTGGAATCGTAATCCAGCGAGTCGACTGATTTCCCGTCAATCATGATGGGGTTCTGTAGTTTGATAGTCCCTTTCACTTTTTGCCTCCTTCAAAAATTGAGCCCAGAGGCATGATCCCTGGGCTGGTTTTTAGAGTAGATTTTTGATGTCCTCCATATAGTCTTTACCATCGATGCGGAGGATCTGGTTGAGCCGGTCGACAAGCATCAGCTCCTTTCCATCCGTAAAAAGCTGGTATCTTGTGGCGGTGTAGGTCATGTCGAGTTCCACAGAGCTCCCGATCTCTATGCTCGGTCCGGGGATTTCCTGCGGAATGACATTCAAGAATGCTTTGCATCCCTTGTGCGAGACCGCTCCGGACGTGCTGATCTGATCCTGTACCCAGCGAAACTCAATCTTCATGTTCTTGAGCTTGGACATTCTGGAGAAGCCTCTGTCTGTGCCGATCTTAGTGATGCTCAGGGCCATATCATCGAGCAGTCCGATCAGGGGGATCGACATTGTACCCATTGCTGCAACGTCAGCCGTTTGAAGGGCAATTGCAGGCAACTCG